ATTTATTACTCGAAGCACTTGTATGTAAAAGTCCGTCAATTTTAACACCCACAGCACCTGCGTTTATAGATGTCATATCTTGGCAGTATGGTGATTGTGTTAAAATACTTCCTTCAGGATCTAATGAAGCTACAACTGCACCACCAAAACTTGTAGTTGCTGTTAAGTGTGTAGATGTACCTGTCATACCTCTTAAAGTCATTAATCGTAAATTTGTAGAGTCGTTTAGTAACCACATATAAGAAGCGTTATTTGCTTCTAATGAAGCAACTGTAATTGTAAGAGTTCCTGAACCGCCACATCCAATTTGACCTGCTGTCAGCGTGGCCGTATTTGATACAGCATAATTGTAACCACCGTGATAAACACCGACAGCTGAAACAGCACCACTTGCTATTGTTACGTTTACAACTAATCCTGCACCTGAACCTGAAGCTGTTGTAGGATGTTTATATTTGTAAGTGCCGTTTGTTGCACCTGAAATTGTAGATGAGGTTGTAATTGTTGCAATTGTAGATGAATTGCCTGTAGCAGGCCGAACTTCAACTGATCTTAATGCTTCACCTCTTACTGAAACACCTGCTGGTACAACTAAAGGTAAATTTTCTCTATAAGTTCCTGATTTTACCCAAATCATATCACCAAAACCTACGTTGTTTACTGTTAGAACTAAATTTGTTGCACCGCCAAGATATGAAGAACCATCAATTGTAATTGTATCGCCATTTGCAAAATTTTTACCGCCATTTGTAATTACCACAGATGTGAGTGTTGGTGCTGTTGAGCCATCAAGTGTAATTCTTGCCTCAAAACCTGAGCCTGAGCCAGATGTTGTAAATACAGGAGGTTCATAAACACCGGCCGCACCACCTGTACCACCTGAAATTGCAGAAAAATCTAAAGCGTCGCCTTTACCTGCAACTGCAAGAGCAGCACTAATTGTTTTGTAAGGTAAAAGTTTTGAACCATTGGCTGTTGAGTCATTTCCATTATTTGAAACATAAAGTACGTTTTTCGTGGCGTCGCCCATACTCCAAAATGGTATTGTACCATTTGAAGTTAAAACAGCACCTGCCGGTCCTAAATCTAATCTATCTGGTGCACCTGAAGCATTTGTGATAATCATATCACCAGCTTCTGACATTACGTTGCCTTCGTCACCAACTGCCATTGTTTCCCAAACTGTTGCGTCTGTGCCTGGTGTCACACCCGCTTGTCGATCTTTTTTATTTACGTAAGACGTTCCTTCGTATCTTACAACTTCACCAATTAAATATGTTGTACCTGATGAATATGAACCTTGAAATTTAAAACCTGTTGTAACTAAATTCCAATAAGAAGTGTTTGTAGCACCTGTTGCTTGAACGGCCGGATATTGGCTTGAATGGTTTGCATTTGCTACGTATGAGTTACCTCCGTAATTTACATAATCTCCTGTTTTATATGAAGTGCCGTGTGAGTATGTACCTGTTGGTTTGAAACCGGTTGTTACTACGTCCCAATATGCGTTATCTGTGGGTGTTTGTCCTGAAGCTGGTGTCGCATTGATATATACGTAAGTGTAACCACCATAAGTTACAACGTCACCATCTTGGTAAGTTGTGCCTGAGCTATATGAGTCTTCCCATTGTAAGCCTTCTGTAAATACTTGCCAGTTTGAGCCAATTGAAAAAGTAGCACCTGACGTATATTGTAATATACAACGGTATTGAAAAGCTCCAAACTTAACTAAATCGTTAAGTTTATAAAAAGTTGAAGCGGCCCAATCGCCTTTAAAAAATAGGCCTTCTGTATGTAATGACCAATAAGAATTTGTATTTAAATCTGTATAAAAGTTTGCAATTGCGGCTGCTGATGTATGATTTACTGTACATACATAAGTGTTACCGCCATATTTTACGATATCGTCAATTAAATATGCTGTTGATACAGACCAGTCACCTCTCCATTTAAATTTAAGTCTGCCAAGTTTAAAATCTGCCATTTTTAGAAAACCTTATTTTATTTTACTATTTATAATCATTTTTTACTAAACACTATAAGTCGTTGAGTTTGTTGGATATAAAGACGACTCAGCAGTGGTAAAATCATCAGTTGCTAAAGCTGTTAATCCTTTTGCTAAATTTTCTCTTTTTACAAGATAACCGTCACTATTTAAAAAATATGTAGCGTCACCATCTTCAAAAATATATTGTTGGTATAAATCAGAAGTATTGTTTTTATATTGTTTTTTTAATAAACCTACTGCAATTAACGCACCGTTACCTGGTTTTACCACAAACGTAAGTGTTGGGCTTGTATATGTCCAATCTCTTAAAAAAACTTGTTCTACACTATTTACTAATACTTTAATTCTAGTACCATTTATAACAGAAGGCGATAAAGTAAAAGTTGTTGTGTTACCATCACCTGTAAAATATTGCACGCTTATTAATTCTTCTCTTTCATCTACATTTGATCCACTTGTAGGCGATTGTGTATCACTAGGGCTTCCGTTTGATAAATCTATTGTTGTGTTTTCGTCTTTATCAATTTTTGTGTAGTATAATAAACCTTGTTCTGTTCTTCTTAATCCGTGAAAAGTCTCTTTTGTTTGCTGAGATGGCGGTACAACATACGATAAAAAGGCCATTAAGTAATCTCCAATATGCTTGCAAAAGCGTCAACACTTGGCGAAGTTGAATCATCATTTAATGCAGCCACTATTCGTACAATGTCACTTGCTTCTAAATTTATAGGTTTATCTAGCACCAAAGTATTTTCAGAATTTATTTGTAAAGATTTTCCTACATGATAAAAAGTTGTGCCGCCATCTGTTGTTACTTTAATATCTACATTTGCAACATTTGTTGAACTTTTATTTGAAATGTACAAGGCGTGTATTACAGCTGCTGTGGACGCAGGACAAGTATAAAAATTTGCACTTGCATTATCAGTCGTAACTACGGACATACCTGCATTTTTAAATGTACTTGCCATACTTTATATCCTATGAACCAAAAACTATTCCGTATGCTATAGCGTCTCCGTCCATCGCCACTGTGCCTGATTGATTTGGTAAAGTAATTGTTCGATCTGATGTTGGTTCTGCTACTGTTAAAGTTGTTTCAAAAGCATTTTCAACATTTCCTTCAAATATTAAATTTGCACCATTTAGTGTAATACTATTTGTAGTAACAGCTCCAGAATTTGTAACGGCTTGAAGTGTTGTTGCACCTGCACCGCCCATTTCTTTGATTGTGCCATCAGCCTGTTTGGTAAAAAATTTACCATCAGGTATATTCATAGCCAATTCGCCTACTTCTAAATTGCCTGCCGTAGGCACTGATGCTGCAACGGTTGATCTTTTAGGTTTAATTACTGTTGTCATTATTATTCCTTAAAATGTTTTTTGTTATATCTTTACGGCCAACACTATAACCAATAATATAAGAAACGGCCATTACTGTAAGTATTGCTAAAATATGCCAAACTAAAAAAGACATTAATATGTGCCGCCATCAATAGTGGTCACTGTGACATCACCACTTGTAACTGTAAAATTACCTGAATTAAAAGACGCTACACCTATATTTGCGTTTGACGCTAATTCTCCTATAATACTAATTATATTACCAGAAATTGATGTGTCTATGCCTTCGCCTGCAGTTATTTTTAAAGTTTGATTTAAATTTACTTGTGCAACAGTTGATGATTCATCTGCTACAAAAAAATGTGGTGCAGCTAATTTATTTGTTGCAATACTACCTGCTAACATTGAGTTTGTAATACCTAATGCTTTTACATTTAATTGATCTGCTACAATTTCTATTGAACTGTTATCTACCGCAACATCTATTTGATTACCAGTTTTTGTTAAAGCAGCACCTGCTGTAATTTGGCCTGCACCTGAAAATTGTGATACTGTAAGTGATGTTGAACCTAATGTAGGTGAGCCTTCGTGTGTAAACACATAACCATTATCAGCGTTTGCTGTACCTTGTTCTACAAATACAAATGCACCACCTGTAATTTCACTTGCTGTATCAGCGTCATCTGCTCTTGTTAAAACAGTTGATGATGTTCTTACGTAAATACCGTTTTGACTTGCTGTTGATTGATCTTTTACTAAAATTCTATCGCCGTTTGTTAATGCAATACCGTCAAGTGTATTTACAGCAGAAGCAAATGTTAATGTTGCGCCTACACCTGAAGTACCATTATCGTAAGTTGCTGATAAGTTTGCAGTTGTTGCCACTACAACAGAATTTTTTACATCTAAACCTTGCGATACTGAATCAACATATTCTTTTGTTGCAAGAGATGTTGTGCCAAAACCTGCTCGATCTTTATATCCTGCTGGAACGGTAACTGTGCCGGTGCCGTGTGGTGTTAATACAATATCTTTATTTCCACTTGTTGTTGTAATTGATTGGCCGTTTACTGTTAAATCATCTACAACTAAAGAAGTTAGTCCTGATAAATCAGTTTGTGTAGAACCTAAAGTAAGTGTAGAACTTCCTAATGTTGTACTAGCATTTGCTAATTTTGCATTTGTAACACCAGCGTCTGTTAGTTGCGTAGTACCAATTGAACCAGCACCGATTGAAAACGATACTTTATTATTTGTAACAGCAGTTACAACTTGTGAATTACCTTCAAAATCTAAAGTTTCGTTTGTATTAAATGTATCTGAACCTGAATCACCAACAATTGTAAAATTGGAAAATACTGTTTCAAATGCTAAATTTCCTGAACCATCTGTTTTTAAAAACTGGCCTGATGTACCGTCTGCTGTAGGTAAAGTAAAGGTAGTGGTTGCAGCTAAATTGTTACCTGCTTTAAGAGCAACAAAATTTGAACCATTATTTGTGCCTTCATTTAATTTTAATGTACCGCCTAATGTTGTACTATTACCTATAACTAATTCGTCTATAGCTTTATTTGCATCTACAATTATTGCAGATGAAGTTGTAAGAACACCAGGTTGATGATCTGCTAAATCTGTAAAATATTTACCGCCAATAACTTCTTGTGCTGAAGCGTTACCTACACCATCAATTGGGCCAACACCAATAAAGAGTTTATCACCATTTGTGTTATACGCACCTACTCCATAAGAATATGCAAGCTCTCCGATTTTGGCTGTAGCGGGTTTACCGACGGCGTTAGATGTTTTAATTTTAATTATTGTTGCCATTTATTAGTATTCTCCACCATTAAGAGTTAAATTACCAGTTGTTGTAATAATATTTGTTCTGCTTACAAACTTTTGATCACTTGCTCTATATTGTAGTAATGCTCCGTCATCTAATTCAGTTACATCTACATCACCTAAAAGTTTTAATTGTAAATTATTATTTTGTATGGCTACAGATGCAGGTATACTTACTGATACCCTTTGAGGTCCTGAAGAAGTAGGTGAATTAATTTTAGCAGTAATATTAGCCATTTAAATCTCTCTTTTGATATATTTATATTATTTTTAACTTATAATATAGACTTATTTTATGTAGAAACTTCAGGTCTTACTGTAATAATACCCTCTATAACTCTTGTAACCACGCCTGCGGCTGACTCAATTTCAACATCATAAACATATCTTTCAGGATCTAATGCGGCCGTTTGATTGGCAGTTAATGAAATTGTTAATACGCCTGTGGTTCTATCAGCCCC